AAGATTCCAAATACTTGCTGATTATAGAACACCTGAAAACTGATTTGCGGTCAGTTGGTGTTTCTGAATCAGAAATGAAACAAATGGAACAAGAAGCCCTTGATCCAAAACTGAACCCTTCACGATCCATTGTTGCCTATCTTCGCGCCTGTTACAAAGTGAGGCAACATGAAACCAAACCTGATTGATATAATCACAATCATTTTCATTTTTGCTTTTGTTGTTTTTTTGGCATTGATCTAAATGCATCAATCCGCGTGATGAAAGGAGTATAAAAAAAATGATGTATATTCTGTTTTTAATGATTGGAATTCTGGTTATTGAGACTTTTTACGCTTTGGTTTTTGGAATATCCGAAACCCTGAACAAGTTGGTGAAAATAACAATTGGCGCGGCGGCGGTTGTCGGTGTTTGTGCTCTTTTGAGCGCTTCCAAACTTGACCCGCCTGAACGGTACACACTTGAAGAAACACAAGAAGCCCTTGACCACGTAATTGACAAAAAGATCCGTTGGCTGAAACCTGAACAAGTCAACCGGCCCGCGTTGGCTGACGCGTTCTTTGAAGCACAAAACCGCTTTGAATTGCCTTCACTAGTTTTGATTTCAATCGGATACTATGAAAGCAAATATTTACTTGACGCGGTTGGTGACGGCGGGCGGTCAGTTGGAATTATGCAAGTTGGCGTGAAAGGGCGCCGCCGGTGCCGTGAATATTGCGGCAACATGAAAACCGAACATGAACAGATTTTGTGCGGCGGTTGCTGGTTGCGTGAAAATATCGATTGGTGCAAGACGTTTGAACGCGGTTTAACTGGTTATGCTTGCGGGCGTTGCCGTTCATATTACGCCCGCACAAAAAATGCCGTTCAAAGGCGTTTCAGACTGTGGTATGATTTACATGACCGTGTGAAGGTAAACAACAATTGAAAGGCTAGAGGGTTTTAAAATGGGTTTTTTAGAATTGTTCCAAAGGAAACCAAAACCAAAGGATCTGACAACTGACGTGACCGCTGAACTTGAAGGTGAAGACCTTGACGCGCTTTTTCCTATTCCCGGTGAAGAGTTCTTGGAAGACATAGGCGCTGATGAACTTTGTGAAATTGTCAAGAAAATGCTTCAAGACGATCAAGTCAGTTCAGAAATGGAAACCTTCAAGACGTTCATTGGAAATTCAAACTATATCATTCAACCGCCTGATGAAAATGACACTGAACTTGCCGAAAAATATCAAGAATATTTGAACTATGACGGCGGGCGGTTACTGACACAAATTGACAACTTCTTTGAATCACTTGAATATGGTTCAGTCAATCTTGAAGTGATTTGGAAAGACCCAAAAGAAATTGTTGAAAAGGCGGGTTCAGCTTCAAGTATTGGTGACGTTTGGGTCATTGATCGATTGAAACCGCTTGACCATTCACGCTATTCATACAACAAAAAAGGTGAACTTGTTGACAACCAAAGCGGCAAAAAACTGACCTTTGAAAACTACCCTTACAGGTTCATAACAATCACTCACAATATGCGCGGCGGCAATCCAAATGGTAATTCACTTTTATTAAAAGCTTATTGGCCTTGGGTCTTCAGGAAAGCTTGCATCAAGGCGGGCTTGTTGTATGTGAAAAAATCGATCATACCCTCAATTGTTGCAATCTATAAAGCGGGCAAGAATAAAACTGAAACCCAAGAACAAGGCGCGCTGATTGCAAAGGAACTTTCAAAGCTTGCCAATAGTTCAGGGATCGCAATGGCTAATGTTGAAAGTATCAACAACATAGATCCAACGTCAAAAGGAACTGACGTCATTGACCTTGTTGAACTCTTCAACCGCATGATCAGCAAAGCAATTCTTGGCGTTGCAACGCTGACCAATGACACCCGCTATTCAAACCGCGGTGACACTACTTCACAAGAAAACCTGATTGAAGCGCGGGCCAAAAAAGTCAGCGTTCAAGAATTCCAACCGGGAATAAATACGCTTTTAAAATGGACGGCTGAACTGAATCTTGGTGAAATACCCGCGGATCGTTTCCCGTTTTTTAAATTCATTTATGAATACGATCCAACCTTTGAAGAAACAATCAAAGCAGTCACCGCGCGGGTTCCAATTTCAGGAACTTGGTTTTATAAAAAATTCAATATCAAGCCGCCTGAAGATGAAGACGATCAACTTGTTGAACCGCAAGCCGCGGCGCCGGTTGTTGCCAGTTCTGACGGTGACGGTTTTTTTTTCTCAGAACCCAAGAAGAACAAGCCGCCCTTGACGAAAGGGATCTTGAAAGTCTTACCAAATATTACGGGCAAGAAATAGCAAACAACATTTATGATGAACTTTACCGTCAGGTAGAAAAAGACGATCCAAAACCCGGCGCCGCATACCGCAAAGAAGCTGAACAAATAATTGGTCTTGGTACAATTCACGCACACCTTTTAGGCTTCATTCATTCGCAAAAGAATGTTGACCGACAAGAAGCCGCGGTCAACGCCGGGATCCGCGGCGGGTCCGTTCACCTGTTTGGTGTGAAAGGTGACGTTCAAGAAGTCATTGACGAAAGAACCGTTGATTCAATTCTTGATGACGCGGGTGTTGACGTTGCCTATGTTGAAGAACTCCAAGAAGAAATGGCTAATATGTTGTCAGACCGCGCAAAGCTTGACTTTTTCGACAACATGAAAAGCCTGAAATCAATCTTGGCCGAAAATATACCAAGCGGTCTTGGTTATAGAAAGTTCTTGGATCAAATTGGCCGGTCAAGGGCAATGTCACAAATTGGGTTGGCGGGTGAAAAACCATACTATATTGAAACGGTTTACAGAACTAACTTTGGAACCGCGCGCATTGCCGGGCGTTGGAAGTCAGCGCAAAGAAGCCCACTTGTGAAAATGCTTCAATATATGAGTGTTATCGATGGAAGAACAACGCCAATTTGTGAACAACTTGCGGGAACCATAAAAGAGAAAACGGATCAATTTTGGGATACATACACACCTTTAAATCACTTTTCATGCCGGTCTGAAATTGCTGAATTGACTGAATCATACGTTGAACTGAATGAAATTGAAGAACGCGATCCGCCGGGTGATCCTGAAGCGGGCGGCGCGATAACGGCGGATCATCCAAAAGACTTCAGAACCAATCCGGGTCAATCTGATGCTTGGATGAAATCAACAAAGGGAATGAAACAAAGGTTGAAAGAATATGAAAGCTAATCACAAGTAAGTGATGAACAAGGATCCCGGCCCGCTTCAAGCCTTTTAATATTTCGCATAAAAAGACGATCATACTGTGATTCACGGGTGTCACGGTCTTGAATGTGCTTTGTCAGGCGCCGCGCTTCAGTTCTGGCAATTTCTCTAATTTGTGTGTCTTGTATACCTTCAACACCGGTTTTCAATTGCTGAATTGCTTGGCCTTGTTCTTTGAAGGTTTCGTCAATCTTGACGTGACGGGCGTTTTCAACGCTGGTTATTTCTTCAGCCTTTTTTTCAACCGCCGCTTTCACATCTTCTTTTTTTGCAAAATCAAAAGCCGCAAATGAACCGCCGGTCACGCCGCCGCCGCCAATAAGGATCCCAAGCAAGATCAAAAGCGTTTTTGGCTTTAGCGTAATTTCTTCTTTCGGAATAATAGACTTTGACATTTTGCCGCCACTCCTTTCAGCCCCCTATTAGTATATCAATCGATCCATTTTGAAGCCGGTATTTTTTGATCAATAAGGTCAACGTCATCTTGTATGATGTCACCGTCATTGAATGACATTTGTTTCAACGTATGTGCTAAAGGAAAGTTTTGATTCTGAATCGCGCGATCAAAAGACGGGCGTTTATCAAGTGCCGCCAAAAGCCGCATTTGTTGATCTTGACTTGAAGCACCTTCAAACAATTCACCAAGAAGAACCCGCGCGTTTTTGTTGATCTTGTGCTTTCCAATTGACCCGTCAAGAATACCGTCAAAGATCGCTTTGTCTTCAGCGGTCAATTCATTTTCAAATTCAACCTTGAAAGTCACTTCAGTCAATTCATGTGTTTCAGGATCGCCGGTGCGCTTGCCGTCAAAGAATCTTATCAATCCTTTGTCAGTCATTTCTGAAGCCGCAACATTTTCACGGATCATTTCAACACAAGGGTTTTCGGTTTTTGTGTATTCATAAACGTGTGTCATTTTAATATGCTTCCTTTCCTGATAGCCAGCAACGCGCAAGACCAGCGCTTGCGGTGCCTTCAATAACAACACCAATCGTGCCAGAATCGCCGCCAAGCACCGCCATTGCTTGACCGGCGGTTGTTGACGTTTGGACATAATAGCCCCGTGTTACGCCCGCACCGAAATCAACATCCCAAATACCCGCAAAAGCAATGGTCATTTCAGAACCATTTGCGCCGCCAATAACAACTATTCCAACAACACCAAGGTCATTTGCGGTTGAAGTCACGTCAACCGAATCATCATTTAAAGTGTCAAGGATACAAATGTCACCTTCAACAAAAGTTCCCGACGCTTCATTGGTCATTTGCATTGTTTCACCGACAACTTGCCACGTTGAACCGTTATACGTGAAAGGCTTGTCATATGTTGAACACCAACAATTGTCACCAGCGGTCAAACCGGTCAAGGCCAACATTTCAGCGCGGGTTTTTGTACCGTGTGTGTAAACTGGCCCGGCGTCACCTTTTGCCCCTTGCATCTTAAAGATATTAAATATACAAGAATCTGATTCAATAAACACGGTGCTTGTGCCTGAATTTTGAATAGCTTGCATTTTCAAAGTGTCACCGGCTTCAAGGTTCATAGGTTTAGCCCAAGACAAATTATTTTCACCCTGACTTGTTTGCCGGTTGTAACCTGATTGCTGACTTGAAGGCACTTCAGCATAGCCTGAACCCTCATCGACTTGAAGTCTGATTCTGGAATCAGATCGATCCGTACCTGTTGAAACATCAGTTGTGAGCGCATACATAACCCAATAAAGGCCCGTTGTGTTAATGGTGATCACGCCGGTTGTTGTGTTAAATGAAAAATCGCTAGTTATATAATCAGGCGTTAACCAACCCGTCACATCAGCATAGGAACCCGTCAAAGTTTGATCACCTGACTTGCGGGTTGAAAAAGCGGGCAAGTCTGAACCAACGCCGCCGGGCAAATTACCAATCTGAAGGCGCTTCTTTGCATTTGCCGCGGCTGAATCTTCAATCAATAAAAGATCCGCTGAAACCGGTGTTGTTTTCTCAGTGAATGAAGCAATATCACCCGCCGCCCGTTTCAGTTGTGCGTCATTGGTCACGTTGTTCAAGGCCAAGACCGTCTTTGCTTCACCCGGTGACATTGCCGCAATTGGCCCGGTTGATTTTCTACCAACAATAGTTGATTGATTCACGGTCAGCGGCGCGGGATCGTCATCACTGGTTGCGGCAAGCATTGTGTTTGCGTCAAAAAGTTCTTTACCAAAAAGCGTTGCGTCACTGACTTTTGAATTTAGGTTTGCGAGGGTGTCAGCGTTATGCGCCGCACCGCCTATGTCATGCGCGTTTGGATCACGTGCGTCAGATAGCCTTGAATCATCACCTTCACATACGGTGCCTGCAGCTGATCCAAAGTCTTTATTGAACGCGGTATTCTTTGGACTGATAGCGGGTTCAGCGCCGATCCCGGCGGGTGTGATAGGATCCCCGCCGCCTTGATGACTTGCGGCGTGCGCAAGCGGTGTGCGTGCGTCAGATAGTCTTGAATCATCACCTTCACACACGGTGCCTGAAGCTGATCCAAAGTCTTTATTGAACGCGGTGTTTTTCGGTGAAATAGCCGGTTCAGCGCCGATCCAGGCGGGTGTGATAGGATCCCCGCCGCCTTGATGACTTGCGGCGTGCGCGGTTGGTGTTCTTGAACCCGTGACGTCATCAAGCGTTGCGTCAGATACCTTTGAATTCAGGTTTGCGAGGGTGTCAGCGCTATGCGCCGCGCCGCCTAAACCATGCGCGGTTGGCGTTCTTGCGTCACCAACGTCAT